GCGACTGAAACTAGTAGACAGAGAAAATTCTCTTTGCTATAATTAAAATTGGAAAGTTGCCGGTTTGGACGCGCCGGTTGCCGCGCGACTATTGTTGTCAATAGATTTAAGGGCTGGAGTATAGGTTACTACTACTCCGGGAATTGAACTAGGATACCCAATGGAGAAGTCGTCTCCAAGGGCTTGGTAAATGTCCATGGTAATTGTATTACCTGAAACAGAGTACCAGTCATAACGAACGCCATAATGAGTTTCAAAATGGTAGTTGTCTGACCCTACTTCGTTGGGGAAAGAGGTTCCACTAAGAACATAAGGGAAATAAAAAGGTATTTCAATCTCAAGTGGAAGTCGAGTTATGGTGTCACTAAAGGTAGCGCCTTCAAAAGGACTTGCTATCAAGGTGGAGGATGCCATGTCTTCATGACTATTAAAGACTCGTAGCGAGCCAGGGGAGACGGAATACAATGGTAAAAATTTCAATCGGAAACTTCCTCTCCAAAACAAGAATGATTGAATAAAACAAGCAAAAGCGTCGTCTCTTGCAGATAAAGTAACATAGTTTTCACTGCTAGATGATCGACCGCCGGTTACAAGGGTATTAACAGCAATGTAAAATTCCGAATTTGCTGGGGCCGTTGAATTGCTGTAATAACAGGTGTAACGTTTGAACAATTGAGTCCATCGAGTAATTTCTTCACCCATATTGATGCCTTCAATTATAGTGGCACTAGCGGGAATAATCGCTTTGAATTCGGTTTTGAACAATTCTCGAGGAAAATGAGTCGTTGTTTGCATCTCACTATAAAATCGCTTCTCTTTTGTGGACACTCCTGTAGTAGGATACCAAGGTTGTTTCTTAGCTGTAAATGTATTGGCATTCATCAAACGGGAAGTTGGACGAGCTACTCTAAAATCAGAAGCTCCGGCCATCCAAACATTACAGTCGATGTTAGTGTCACTAATAGTTTCACCAGATGTAACAGTATTGATAAGATACAAACTAATCCATCCATTGAAACGAGCATTTTCTGGATCTGTTGAAACACCAGGTATATCATATTTCATCCACAATCGGTCTTTGAGAAACGGAACAGTAAAGTTGTAGACAGTATCTCCAGTGATGTCTACGATTTCTGATATTACATTTCCTCCTCCTACATCGGTGCTAGGTGGAATGTCGTCAGTCCAAACTATACGAATTCGGCTTGTAGTGAATTTGCTTGTAACAAAATGCAAACTGAACTTTAAGGAACCAGTCCAGTATTGAAAGAATCTAGCAATATTACCAACAGGGGATACCCAACCTACTGTAAAAGAATTGTCAGCTAGGTCTGTTTCTGTGGTAATTTCAGCCAATGAAGGATAGACGGGAAATGAAGTGATTAGTGCTCCTGGATTTTTAGTATCATCCCAAGAAAAATTTCGAACTATTCCTGGCAATTTCTTGTAATTCTCAAACATATCATAGTCAACATCTGTTCTAAATATAGTAGTATCCACAGCTACATGATTTTCCGGGTCACAACTCAACTTTTGAGTCATCTCCAATCCAGATGTATGACAGTAATCTGCGGTTGGTTTGGCCAAAACATAAGTAGGTGCTGAGACTGATGTGTTTTTAGACATGCTAGCTGAAATCAACCTAGCACCCATAGCTATGCCTTGAGGTACGTTAAAACCGACTTTTCCTATGGTTTCACAAGCGTCGGCAGTAACATTCAAAACTTCTTTCATGGTGTGTTTGGCATCACGCATATTACGTTCAGATTGCATTTGGGAAACATAACGCATTCCCATAACTTTGGGATTCACAAATTCGGCATTGACTGTTACATGAAGGTGTGGGGTGGTCGTGCTTGAAATTACTTTTAACGGACTTAGGACGAAGATTTGTACTGTTCCTATTAAGCCATTGGTCGAGTCAGCGTGCTTAGTTGTGTCAATGAAAGTCGTGGCGCCGACATAAGGAATTGTGAATTCAGCGACGTTAGATACTCCGGCACTTACTATAACGCTGTCACAATGACTAGCGTTTTGTAAATTGGTCATACGATAACTTGCAGAGCTATCTGGATTGTATCCGGGCACCCAAGCTACTAACAATTGTCCTTGATGAAACGCCGTAGAATTCACACGCACAGAAACCTTGACATCTGCTTTGAAATATTTGAAATTTTCAATAATTCTTGCAATAAAAGGTCGTTGCCATAAGGAATATGGAAAAATAGCTCCGGCAAGGAAGGTTCCTCTCGCATCAGTTCCACTCCAAGTGAATTCTTGAACAATAAAATTACGAGATAACACTTTGGCAACTCCTTGATCAGGATATGGATCGTTGTTTATGAGCAAACCACCTACTGAAGGTAGTTCCTCAACGGTACGTGTATCTCCAAATGAAGTAATTCCACTTTCGACCGCCGTTGTAGGTTCATTGACATTATCGGTCATCATTTCAGAATAGAACTTTTCGTTTTCAGGTTCTTTGCGTTTTCGAGTGTCAGATTCAGCACTAAATGGACCAGGAGCTAAAGTGACGCCTGATGCAACTAACTCGGGTGCTTCGATAGTGTTTGGAAGATCTCCGAAACCACCTCCCAAGAAATCAGACATCAAACTATGCCATGATTTAACATTCATAACAGGACATCCACGAGAGGTAAGATATCCATTTAAGAGACGCCGATACGAGTCAAAGGCTTGTTTGCCATAATGGAACATTTCTCGCAAGCTGGCTTCACAATTTTGAGTTGTGGCTATGCGATGGTCAACATATGTATCACGTATCCAATGTGGAATTTCAACAACGACTTCAAATTCTAAAGGTGCATATACTAGTCCATTGATGGGTTTAAAAGAACGTTTTAAATAAGTCACCTCGTTTAACGTATCGAGCGTGAACCATTTTAAACTAGAATCAAGTGGACGTTTCTTAGTATCGGTGTATTTCATTCCAAGATAGGAAATCCAATATGCTTTGTCACCCATGGTGTACCAAGTTCCTCCATAGGTTTCAACATGATCGTCTCCTGTGGCGGTAAATTCAAAATCTTTCCACCAAGTCCATGGGGTAAAATGGCACAAATAGTGTGCTGTGTCCAAATTGATTTGTCTTGCTCTACATATCAATTCCATATGGTATTCTTCATGTCCGGGACGGTTTAGCAACTTGGTGACATCTCCATTAATGAGTAGTAGACCTGCCAATTTTCCTAATAGACGAGCGTGCTTAGTGGCAGAAAAAGAATGTACAACTACATTTCCCATATTGTTGTAATCGATAGTTGCTCCGCCTCCTGAAGGATTTGAACCGCCGCGTCCTTCTTCAAAGGTAAATATATATTCCAAAATAATATACTTGCCCCAATAAGTTCCTTTCCAAAGTTGATCAATAGCATCGTGGTCCTCTTGTGTAATATCTTTTCCGAACCATATGTGCACGGCCTCTAAGATTGTTAATGAAACAATTTCTGGAATAGTAGCGTCATATCCTTCAAAGTCTCCAGGAAGAAACTTGGTCGCTTCACCAAAACGTGTTAGTCGATCATAAAGCATTTTCCACTGTTGAGAATGTGGGTTTAAACCTACTGCGCTGAAAGTGCCAGATGGATCATCTCGCAGTGCTTCCAACAATGCGCCAAAATATTTTCTTGTGAGAACTAAATGGGTGTGAGGGGCTGCCGAGAAAAGTCGCGTTTTTCCTTGATCTACTTTTTCAATTGGTCGACGTTCATCTTTCAACAACATGGTAAAAACCCAATCAGGTACTTCACCACGTCGTATCTTCTGTTCATCACGTTCTATTTCACTTCCAAATTCTTTGGTAGGTCGATATTCAGCGTCTTTGCAATCACACAACTTCTGAGCACCACATTGGGTGCATTCATAATCGGGCCACTTACCTTTGCCAGGACGGTTTTGTTTCCCATATCCGGCACTGGCGGAAAAATTAATCTTGGCCATATGTTTCCAATGTTTAACTCCATTGATAGCTTGGTGAGTAGTTAAAATACAAGGTTTAACGGGCTTTGGAATGTGAGCAGCTAGAGCTTCAGCGCATTCATGCATAATTTCACGATCTTCATCCGTTAGTGTAATATTAGGCTTATCAAACTTGACTATACCAATTTGAATCGGAGCTCGTACCGCCCCATCCATCAAAAATGGTTTTAGAGCAGCAGGTTTCGTTGTTGGTGGTGTCACCAATAGATCACTAATTAAACTAGGCATAATTTGAGTCTTGTTTGGCATTCTAACCATTTCGTCTTTCTCCACTGTTTTAACAACTTTGAGTGCACCAGGAAATTTAAGGGGAACTCGGCTTTCGGAAAACAAACCGGCTTCAATTTCGTCCAAGCTGGGTAACAAATGACAAACGGCTTTGCGACCGTTTCCAGCCACATGCAATCCAATAATCTTCTTAGGAACTCGAGAATTGCTAAGTACATAAGGACTACCACAATCTCCACTAGAAGAACTAATCTGGACGATTGCGTGTTTCGCTAATTCGACTTCAACATTGCTAGCTCGGTCTGTGTATGTCACGGATTCTTCTAGAGTAGCTGTTCCCGAAGTACTCACTTCATTGCTAGATCGCACTAAAGTAACATCTGAAACATTTGTGTTGTAATCGATAGCCGAATTGAGATGATGCATAATATCAGGAAACAT